ATGCAAATCTGCGACTACGACGTAAACGCCTATGGCTGTACCTTTTCAACAGGAAATTCGCCAGAGTTGTTTACTATTCAAGAAAAAATAGCTGACGCTGAGGAAGGAAAATTGAATCTGCGCTTAGTAAAGGCGAATAGAACACGCGCCCTAGACGAAATACTCATACTGTTCAAAGGGAAGCGCATACTCACAGCGAGAGTGAATGACAGCGAGGACGACAAGTTTTTGTCACACGTTCTTTCAATGAAAAGAGTGCAGGTCTTTGTAAAGGATGAACTACAGTTTTCTTGGAAAAAGACCACTGGAGAAGACCACATGATGTTCGCAATTATGTATCTCAATTTAGCTACATTGTTACGAGGGACTGTGGATGCTTGGGCAACCGGAAGTTTAGGGTTGGTAAAGTCGTTCAGGTTGAAGCCTCAGAAGTTTCTGACCGAGTTCGCTTGAAGTGGTATAATGTCGCTGCGTTTCATTTCGGAAATGCAAACGGCACCCGAGTTAGCGCTCCGGTGCCGTTCTAAGTCATCATCATTCTCCTGGAAACTACTATGACCTGCCTCGATTATACAGCACCGGAAGGTGCATCTCCGCTCGTTGAGCAAAAACCTTATATGCCATACAACCGTCGCTTAATCTATGGCGTCGGTAGAAATGATTATCCCACACCGACGCATGTAAACGGTAAAGATCTTAGGTCGTATAGCATTTGGTGTGGTGTGTTGGAGAGGTGCTACAGCGCCAAGTTTCAACAGAGCCGTCCAACATATGCAGGTTGCTCTGTAGTCAAAGAGTGGTTATCGTTCACTACTTTTGAAAAGTGGTTCACTGATAGCTATGTAGAAGGATGGAAATTGGACAAAGACATCCTAGTCCCAGGAAATCGTGTATACGGCCCAGAAACGTGTGTGTTTGTTACGCAGGCGCTCAACAGCTTGTTACTAGATTGTAGAGTAGCCCGTGGTAAATATCCTTTGGGCGTGTGTTTCCACAAAGCCACTCAAAAATACACAGCAACAATTCACACCGGGGCAGGTCAGCGACATCTTGGTTGTTTTACAACTCCGCTAGCTGCGCACCAAGCGTGGCAACTGGCCAAGAGTGCTCATATAAAGGCTGCGGAAACCTGCAATCCACGAGTCAGAGCCGCTCTTGATCTGCGTGTAGTTAAGTTAAGTGATGATCGTGCCAACGGTCGCATAACAACTAAACTATGATTAAAATTGTTTTCACGGGCATAATTGTCCGTGAAGACTAAATCTTTCAGCTAGAATGCCCGCCATGTCTATCCTCTCTCGCCTTTTTGGTATTCAAGCCCCTGAAATCCCGCAGGCAGAGGCGGCTACGCTGCCCTCACCGCCTTTGCCAAAGCCTCCTAATGCGCCGGTGGCCTATACAGGCTACAGGAAACAAATAGCGGCCTCCTCGGCTGCGCTGCGGGAGACCGACCGTGGGATTTCAACGCTTGATCGGCTAGTATCCGCACGAAACTTGTCGAACACCAAGCAGATTGTAAGGCAACTTTTCCATGTAAGCCCTGAGTTATCTAGCGCCATTACTACTATGCTAAGGGTGGGCATTCCAGAACGTTTTACGGTAGTTGCACGCAATTTAGATGGTCAAATTGACGCACCAGCTACTGGCGTAGCACATGAGTTGTTGCGTAGACTTACGTTTTTAGGCGCAGTGGATGGCTCATTTGGCACGCAACAAACATTGCAATCGTTGAGTGAGCAATTAGCGCTAGAATTACTTGTCGAAGGTGCAGCCTGCTTGGAAGTTGCGTTGGATAAAGCTCGTGTTCCAGCATCGCTAAATCCAATAGCCTGTTCACAGCTCCGATTTTATGAGGAAGATAATTCGTTCCGTCTGGTACAGGTAATTGGTGGGCAGGAAGTTGATCTAGACATTCCTACAGTTATTTATACCAGTCTTGATCAAGATCTACTGTCAGCATACAGCAGCTCATATTTAGAGGCAGCCATTCCACCTGTCCTGGCTGACATAGACTTTAATAGTGATACCAGAAGAGCCCTCAAGCGGGCTGTTCTGCCAAGACTTACCGCTACGATAGACGGGGAAAAAGTTAAAAAGTTGACACCACCAGAGATTCTAGCAGATGCAGAGAAGTTCAACGCATATAAGTCAGCACTCATTGCAGAAGTCGAGAACGTACTTAATGGCCTGTCCCCGGAAGATGCCCTTGTCTCTTACGACAGCATAACTTACTCTTACATCGACGGCGGCAAAGATCCAGCCGAAATTATTGCTAAGATACAGGGTGTCCTGAACTCTAAGCTCGCCAGCGGCGCTAAAACCCTTCCTGTCGTGCTTGGTCATGGTGGAACGTCTAATTCCTCAAGCACAGAGGCTGTACTGTATCTTAAACAGGCCAACATAATTCGTGTAAAGCTGAACGAGATTTACTCACGAGCCTTAACAATCGCTGTGCGGATTCTTGGAAACGACTGCTACGTCGAATTCACCTACGCTCCAATTGACTTACGGCCAGAGGCTGAGTTAGAGGCTTTTAAGGCCATGGAGCAGAGTCGTGTACTCGAACTCCTGTCGCTAGGCATGCTGTCAGACGAAGAAGCCTGTATCCGTCTGACCGGAAACTTGCCACCGGCAGGCTATAAGCCTCTCACCGGCACGATGTTCAAAACTGCTACACCCGCTAATAAAAACCCTACCTCAAACACTAGCGCTATTGATCAGTCGCTAACTCCGAAAACTCCGAAAGAACCTAAAGGGCCTCCCAAATGAATACACAACTCTGGTTAGGCTCACAAGAGTCTTTTGATGCACATACGGCGGCTAACGCTCGTAAGCTTGCAGACCCTAAGTTCTCTGCAGCGTCAGATTACTCTTCCGAGGTTATGTCACAGATTTATTCTGTACAGCAGAACGTAGGAGTGATTTCTATCAAAGGTTCTCTCGTAGAGGGTTCCGCAGGTTATGGAGTTTTCTTTGGGCAAGTAGGCTACGACGATATTCGTGCGGCACTTGTGGCAGCTGTAAGCAATCCAGAAGTTAAGTCGATTCTGCTGGATGTCAGCTCCGGCGGAGGTCAAGTCTCTGGTGTAGATGATACAGCACAGCTCATCGCTCGCGTTAATGCAGTAAAGCCGGTTGTCACTTACACCGGGAGCACTATGGGCAGCGCAGCTCTGTGGCTAGGTGCATCAGCAAATCACATTGTAGCAGGCAAGACTGCTATTGTAGGCAGTCTTGGCGTTATTATGGTTCATTTGGACCGTAGTCGTCAGTTGGCAGATGCAGGTATTAAACCTACAATCATTCGTGCGGGTACTGAGAAGGCACTTGCGACACCATACGAGCCTCTGTCTGAGAAGGCGCAAGCAGGGCTGCAGTCTCAAGCAGACGTTCTGTATGGGGTGTTTTTGAATCACGTAGCCAGTTCTCGTGGCGTATCGGCAACAAATGGTGACAAGAAATTTGGGCAAGGTCGCGCACTTGTCGGCCAACAGGCTGTCGATGCTGGGCTTGTTGATAAATTGGGTACGTATGAAGATGCTTTTATGAAAGCTCAAGCGCTCAGCAAGCCCAAAAAATCTGCCGGAATGAAGGCAGATGCGCTTTTATGTCCGCCTGTGTCGGCAAGTTTAAGCGATAATCCCGAGCATACTGAAGGAACCACCACTATGCCACAACCCCTGACAGATGAAGCACTCGCCGCTATGGCCGCAGGTGTGGAAATTGAAACTGAGACTAATGAAGAAACTGCGGCAGCTTCAACGGCTGCTCCTGCACCAGCAGCTGCTCAGGATGAAGCTCTCGCCACTCTTACTGCTGCTCATGAGACCGCTCTTGCGGATCTTAAAGCTCAGCACGAAGCAGCTCTAACCGCCGCTACTGCTCAACTGGAAAAGTTTGTTGAGATTGCTCGCAACTCAGTCAAGACAATGGGTATTCATTTTGGCGTAAAAGCAGACGCTATTGCAGCAATGGATGCTGATCAAATTCTTGCAGAACATACACGGTTGTCCGATTTGTTCAAAGCTAAGTTCAAGGTGGGAGGTGTTGCGGCCACCACCCCTGAAGTGGTGACGAAGGCGAAAGTCTCGGCACCGCCAATGTTTGCCGCGCTTCTCAAATCCACCGCCAAATAAGGAGTACCCTCATGGCTGCTAATCATTTTATTGTTCCTACTGGAGTTACTGAGAAAGTTACTACGGTACGTCTTGGTGCCGGTAACGCTGCTGGAGACCGTTACAGCGATGTTGATCAAGGTAAATTGGTCAAACTCGTTGCTGAGTCTCGTTACGATTTGTGCGCTGCTGGCGATGCTATCGAAGGCGTAGTAGTTGCTGTGGAGAGCGCTACGTCAGGAGGCTACTCTGTTGGCGGTATTGTCAAAGAAGGTATGATCTTTGCTACTGCTGATGGCTTGCAAGCCACGGCTGGCACAGGCGCTATTGCTGTAGGTGATTATGTAGTGGCAGGCACTGCTACTGCAAAAGGTACAGCTCTGACTGCGTATCCGAAAGTCTGCAAAGCAACTGTACAACCTACCACTGCGATTGTGTCTACACTTGCTAGTGCTGATACAGCAGCTGCTGTTAAGACAGTGCTTGACGCTGCCTTGGTGACTGCGGCTACTGCTTATCGCAATGCTGTCTACGCATGGCGTGTTGTTTCTTTGGGATCTGCAGGTACCGGCGCAGTCGGGACTACTATCGTCATTGAACGTGTCTCTTCTTAATCATCTGTAACCTGTCAAGGAGCAACCATTATGTCTTTTTTCATCGACAACGCAGGTAATGCACAACACGTGCAGATTGGACCTGAAATCCACAAAGCTGCGCTCGACGCAGGCGTCTCTGTACCTACCTACATCAACCGGCAATATGCCGAAGCTGATGTCAAGCACGGTTCGGCTTTCAAACAAATCTGCGCCTCTGTTGGTCTGTGCCTTCCTGGTGCTAATGATTTTGGTATCCGTCCTGCTACTATGGCCGACATTTTGGATGGTCGGGCCGGTTTTCAAGCTGCTGGCACTACTAATGTGAGCGATAAGGGCTCGCCGTTCGGTAGTGCTGCACGTTCATTGGCACCTGTAGCCATCATTGATATGGTGGAAGATATTGTGGCCCAAGACCGTGTGACTGACTCAGTGACATTCGATCAATTGGTGGCGCAAGAAATCTCTATCGTTGGCGACAACTTTATTCAACCTGTCATCAGCTATCAGACCACCGGCGGCCCTGAGCAAGCTCGTGCGCAACGTGTTACTGAATTCTCTGAGCCTGGTACCATGCTTCGTTTGAGCACTGCTGAGCGCATTCGCTCGCTGCCTGCGTTCAACATGGGGATTGAGTTCTCTGACAAGGCTTATCGTTCCTTGAGTATCGACGTGATTGCTATGTCTATCGCTCGTTACATGCAGGTTGAGAAGGATAGCCGGGTTTATTCGTACCTGTCGGCTCTGTTCTCCGGTGACAGCGATTTGAACGAGAATGCAGTATCCGCCGTTACTACAGTCAGCCTTGATGCTGCTTGCGTTGCTAAGACCATCAGCCATAAAGCGTGGGTGAAGTTCTTGGCTCGCAATCGCAAGAAGCGTAATCTGACTCACATCGTCTGCGACATCGACACCTATCTGTTGATTGAGGGTCGCTCTGGTCGCCCTGGTACTGTTGCTTATGATCCACGACTGGCTGTCATTGATCCGCAAGCCACGCCAGCTAACACCGCTCAAATCGGTTTTGGTAATGGTGTGCGCTACATGATCGTTGATGCAGCAGCAGACGGCGGTCCTGTACCTGCAAACACTGTTTGGGCGCTCGACGCTAGCAAAGCGGTTGTTCGGGTGAGCAATTCAGCAGCTAGTTACTCCGCAAGTGAGGCCTTCGCAATGAGGCGTAGTACGATGATGCGGTGGGATTGGAGCGAAGCTGTTTACCGTGCTTTTGGCAATACAGAGTTGACGCCGTTCGACATTTTGACGATTTCGCAGTAAATCGTTACTGCGCAATAAGAAAGGTTCCTCTAGGAGCCTTTCTTACTTTAGTCAACTGTACGCTACAGGACAAAACGTGTGGAGTTTTTCTTTCGCGGTTACGTATGCTTTTCGCGCTTCTTCCTGCGTGCCATAGTATCCAAGAGACTTCCGCTGACCGTTCACATTTATCACAGCAGCCCATCGTCCATTCTTCCTGTGTCGTGTGCCACGAGACGATTCATCTTGACCAACATTTGTCTTCCTGTTTTGTTGGTTTTCTGCGTTAGTCGCTTCTCTAAGGTTGTTAAGCCTGTTGTCATCTCTCACTCCGTTGATGTGATCCACTTGTTTAGTCGGCCAAACTCCAAAGGTGTATAACCAAGCGAGACGATGGCCGAAGTGCACATCTCCCTTAATAACTATGGCCCAATAGCCGTCAAGTCTTTTACTGCCTGCAACTTGCCCTTCGCGGTCCCGCCTGTAAGGGCAAGATAGTCTTGTGAATACACCTGTCTCTGGGTCGTAGTGCAGTAGTTCACGCAGTCTTTCTGCTGTAAGATCAGTCTTAGCCATTACGTTGCTCCGTTTTTGCGCCTTGTGTTTCAAGCCACTCCCGCAGTGCTCGTCTAATGATGTCAGAGAGTTTTAAGAATTCTTGGTCGGCTTGGGCTTGCAGCACCTCCAGGTGTTTCTTTGGGATGCGCAGATGCACAGGTTCGAGGTTTTCGTGCTTCATTGTGTTCTTTCGTTGTTGAGTTATCATTGTAGCACAAAAAATTCAAAATGCTACAAGTCTCCACGGCTTCACCACAAAATTTTTCCGCATCGCTTACATCAAACACCAGCTATAATCCAGGCCCAAAGGACTACCACTATGAACATCGTAAACACTGACGGTACATGGCTTCGCAACAGCTCACAATTCCCTATGTTCGATCCTGAGACGCTTCATGTATTCGCGCCTCAGCAGATTGTAAAGATCCGCCGTTCGGATTGGGCCAAGTCTCAGGCAGTAATTGAAGTTGTTCCAGATCCCTTGGCAACAGCACCAGTTATCGTTGCTGCAAAGCCGATTGGGGCACCTACAGTTAAGAAATTGTCTCCGGTGTAAACAATGCTTTATTCTGTAACTGCTAACGATGTACGCGCTGTACTTGGAGTCTCTGTTACAGAGATTCCAGATGCGACCTTAGCACTCACGCTGTTTGACAATTTGGTTTCGCTAGAACTAGAAGACATTTCATTAGATTTGGCAACAGACTATGCAACAGTAAACGCCATTGTTTCGAAAACAGCTGCTGATTTGCGTTTCCTAAAAGTTGTAACACTGTACACGACTTACCTGTACGCAAATTTTTGTTTAGAGCAGCTGCCTTTATTTGCAGTACAGACGCTTACTGATGGTAGAGCGTCATTCACTCGGCAGACAGACCCGTATGAGTCTGTAAAAGTTGGCATAGCTGGTATGTTATCGTCCCTAAAAGCAAGACTGCTGTCAGCTTATGGAGCGTTATACCCAAATACGGTGTTGCCGACGGCGGTCGAGACATTTACAACAACATTGGCTACTGGACTAGCAGTAGATCCTGTAACCGGCGCATAGCCTATGCCTAGCTTATTTGATGTTGCTAGTCACTTTGACGATGTTGCTTGTGTAGATTCTTACACAGGTGCTGCCTTATTTAATGCGCAGTTTTCATCGTTCATTGAATCTTCACCAGACGGGTCTACAACTCAAAAACGCACACTATCTTTAGCACCGACGCTGACTATACCTGCGAGACGGTGTATCAGTTTTCAGGGCGAGCACTGGATTGTTGGAGACGGTAATGTAGACATGATCTACAACACACCCACTCGTCGTGCGTATTGGATGAAGAAAAGCTTTGGCTTGTTTACGCGATACACTCCGTTGCAAACTCTTAATGGGTCAGCAGGTATATCTTCTCATGCAGGTCTGAAGTATTTGAAGGACACCGTGAATGGTGTTTCGGATAGTCAATACGACCCGCAATGGGGATTTGATTTCTCTCAAGGAGAGGTTGCCAACAAAGGAGACTACATCAAACAAGGCTCCACCTACTACAGGGTGCGTGTTTCTTATGTTGATGGTAGCGGGTTTCTTCATGCTGTTTGTGATCAGTTAGATGCCGGATGCTTTGTTACAGTTACTAAAACAAGTACAGGTGCATACAATCCAATTACGGATACATACACAAGCAGCGCCACTTCTGTAAGTGCTTTGATGATGGAGCCGTACAAGCTTTACAGTTATTTCACAGAAGCTGATCCGAGGTTTACTGCAGGTGACAAAACGTTGGTAACTGCTGCAGCTTTGGTAGTTGGTAGTACCGTCACTATTAACTCTGAGTCGTGGAAGGTGCAGTCATCATATCCAGAGATTGATGCTTTTGCTAGTCACATCAGGAGGTGCTAATGGGCATCCTGTCTGCTAGAATAGATCGCATTCATGCAGGTATAGCTGCTAAAAAAGCATATGTAGAAGATAAAGCCACAAATCATATCAAGAAGATTTGTGCTAATTTACTTTATGACGCGGCTTTAGCCTCTCCTCAATGGTCTGGAGATTATGCCAGTAATTGGCGCATAGTCACAGATACACCGGCTGCTTACGATCCGCAGTTTAAAGTCGTTCCTTGGCAGGCCTTAAAAGATCCTTTTGAGAAAGGTGATGATCCAGCAGTATCATTTGTTGTGGATGCTGGGCTTAGTTCCATAGACAAAGTTCACTGGAACAAACCTGTACGGCTAGTCAATCCAACACCTGTTGCTGAGCTGCTGGAGACTGGTCAAATTATGTTGCGGCCTGTGAATAGGTTGTCACCTGATGTGTCAGTTGTGAGTTATTTAAAAATGAATTACAGGTGTATGCCATGAGTTTGGAGTTAATAAGGACTGACCTTGTAACAGCTATAGAAGCTCGTCGTGCTACATTCTCTGGTGGGTACACTTTAGTCATAGAGTATGATAATGTTCTGCTTGTAGATACTAGGACACAGACAAATCCATTTTTGTCAGTAGAGATTAAGTTTGTTCAAGGTAAGCAAGTAGAGTTATCCAACTCTCCGCTGCAGCGAGTTTACGGCCAGTTACAATTGAGCGCAGCTGTCCCTGAAGGCAGTGGCTCTAGTAGAGCATTAGTTTTGCTCGATCACTTTGCACTGGGCTTGCAGCGTAAAGCTTTTGGTACCGTGCGAACGCACGTATCATCGCCTTCACAGTCGCGCCAGCACCTGGGCTGGGTTTACTTCACTGTGAGCCTTCCGTTCTGGTCGGACCAAAGTACATAGCGCGGACAAAAAAGCGCAACAACGCGGTTTTCTGCGTAGGGTCGGCTACACTTCGGTGGTTGAACTTTCACCACCGGAGTAAATTATGACCCTTGCATCTTCTTCACTTGTCAATGTACGTGCTATCAAGGAAGCTACGTTTGGCGTGACACCTGTTTCTGGTAATCCTACAAATTTGCGTGTGACAAGTGAGTCTTTGTCTTACGATCTTTCCAAGAAGGCCTCTGACGAGATTAAGTCGTCTCGTACTGTGTCTAGCATGATTTCGGTTGGTGCTACAGTGACAGGTAATCTTGCGCAAGAAGTGCATTACGCCGGTATCGAGCCGTTCATGGAGTCAGCTCTGCAAAGCACTTTCACTGAGTTTGGTACTGATGGTGTAGGCGCTGCAACATCTACGACTTCCATTTCTGCTACGGAAATCACCGCCGCTTCGGCCACCTCTGGCGCCAATATTTTTACGGCACTGAAGAAGGGTCAATGGTTTCGTATCACCAGTGCAGGCGCCAATAACGGCAAAATTCTGCGTGTAAGTACTACGACAGCACCGACCACCACGGTCATTACGCTTGACACCAACACACCTGGAGCGGTTAGCTCTAGTGAGTCGATTCAGATCCAGGCTGCACGGCTGACGCATGGTACGACCCAGACAAGCTGGACCATCGAGCGCGAAAACAGCGATATCGGTGTTTTTATGGCATTTAAGGGTTGCACTCCCAGTAAGATGTCTTTGAAGGTCGCGTCTGGTTCGTTGAGTACTGTCAGTTTTGACTTTATGGGTCAGTCTGCCTTGGAGGGTACAGCTACGATGCTCCCAGGCACACCTGTGGCCGCTCCTACGTATGACATCCACTCTGGGGTGTCTGGTGCAACCAACGCTATTTGGCTGGACGGCGCGCCGGTGTCGGGAACTTATGTTAAGTCGGTGTCCTTGGATTACGATAATGCGTTGCGCAGTTTGGATGCAATAGGGACGCTGGGCAGTGTTGCAATTGGATCGGGTACCATTGTCGCAAAGGCAACTGTTGAAGTCTACTTTGCCGACAAAGATCTGTTCACAAAATTCCGTCAGAATACCAATACCAGCCTGATCTTTGCAACTACCGATTCCTCGGGCAACGGCTATATTGTGACTCTGCCGGTAGCTTGCATTGAAAGCTGGAAGAGTAATGCTGGCGGCAAAGATCAAGATCAAATGATCTCTATGTCTCTCTACGCACTGTCTGATGATTCCAATGCAGATGCTACTCTGCGTAAAGCAATCTTCATCGACCGTATAGGCGCAGCTGTCGTATAAGTTTCTTTGGGTGTGTTGGAAGTGATTGGCCCCTTGTGAAAGCAAGGGGCCTTTTCTTTGAGAATCCCGTGCTACAATTGCGCCTCCAACAACTCAAGGAACTTCCAAATGACCGATCTTTTTTCCGCTTTCGCCACTGACGACACCGTTGAACAAGAGGGCACAAAAACGCAGTTGCCTAACGCAGGCGACACATTGTTTACTATCGCCCGGATGCCTAATAAGCGTTACTCGCAACTTATCCAGAAACAGGTGAAAATGAATCGGGCAGTGCTGGATAGCAAAGGCGATGCAGCCGAAAAGATGTCCGACAGCATCCTTGTCAATGTTATGGCAAAAACAATCCTGTTGGGTTGGGATGGTGAGATTTCGTATAAAGGCAAGAAGTACGCATATAGCGAAGAAGCTGCGAAGATGCTGCTGGCACACCGCGACTTCCGCGACACTGTGTCCAAGGTTGCTTCTGACATGGAGACATTTAAACTCGTTAAAGACGAGGAAGACGAAAAAAACTAAGGGCCGTTCTCCAGTGGTCGTTTCAATGGGGGCCACAACTAAAAATACTGCTGGAGATGCAGGAGGAAACGGGCATAACCCCTCCGGCCCTAAAAAATCGCCCAGAGCTTCACGACGATTGGGTGTTCACCCAGCAAATCTGGCGTGATCTGAATGGAAGCCGCCGCTACCATATGGGCGGTGCGGCAGGCATTCCGTTCTCAGAGTTCTATCTGTGGGCGCGTGCCCACGGCTTCTCCTGTACCGATTTGACCGATGCCTGGGAGGCCGTTCACAGGTACGATGAAATTTGGCTTGATGAGCAAGCGATCTGGCAAAAGGCCCAAACTGACCAGAAAAAGTAGTCCCGGCTCGTGTAAAATGCCGGGATGATAAACTCTGCCTCTCTCCCTGGGATTAAGCCATGACCGACATCGCACTTAATTTCAACGAGGAGACCCGAAGTGTTAATCGCTTAGGAGAGTCGCTGCGGCAGTTAGCAGTGGCGGCTGATTTAGCTAATGCTTCAAGTTTAGATAAGTTGCGTGGAGCGATTGCTGCTCTTGGGTTAGGTAGTAGAGAGCATCTACAGCAAATCGCTGTAGACACTAGAAGTATTTTGCAGAAACTTCAGCAAGAAGTAAAGCAGACAGCGGTGTCAAATGCAAAAGACATCACTGTAAGTTTGGCAGCTGAGGCTGCTAAGCAGGCAGATATTCAAGCAACAGCCATTAAAAGTGTGGTAGCTGAGTATAAAGCAGCAGCAGCCTCTCAGAAAGCGATAGATAAAGAGCTTCATGCGAATAGAGTAGCTAGCATGCAATTTGAGGCTGCTCAAAGAAAGATGCAGATAGCAGAGTCTAGTGCACAGGCAGCTATAGATGCATCGCTGCATAAAAATAGAGTTGCTAATCTCCAATTTGAGGCTGCTCAGCAATTACAGTTGGCTAAAACTGCGCAACAGCAAGTTGCGGCTGCAATGAACAATGCTGCTGGGGTTTATCAGCGATACAACCCCAAAACAGGAACAGCTG